CTTGTGGAGTATGTGTTTAAGGGCCAAGGAGATGGAGGTTTAGGCATCCAAGATTGGACCGATATTATGACTGCTCCTGTGGATACAACCCGCATCAAAACAATGCATGACCACGTCACGCGCATTCAATCAGGCAACGCCAATGGTGTCATGAAAACATACAGTAGATGGCACCCTGTAAGAAAAAACATCGTCTACGGGGACGAGGAGATTGGAAATCAAATGTTGTCCTCATTTTACAGTACAACCTCACGACCTGGAATTGGAGACATTTATGTCATGGATATTTTCACATCACTCAGTAATGCTGCGAGTGATCAACTTTCATTTACTCCAACTGCGAGTTGGTACTGGCATGAAAAATAGAATCTGTAACCTCAATGAAAGTACAATTTGCGTTCATCCACTCAATGTCTGAGTTTTGCATCTCATCCCTTGGATCTGTGTTTGACAACCAAATACTTGGCTTACCCCACCTAATGGGTTTAGGCTCCCGGTAAAGACATTTAACCGAGACCTCAGCCTGACCACCTAACCACTCTTTGAAACTAGGAAAAAACTTAATTCCCCCACGTATATCGTCAAAGATAGCATACTTGACGTCCTCATGTTCAGCCTTCAACAGAACATCACCGGATAGTAGTCCGACGCAGTAGACATGCTTTGCAAGAGATCTTGCCCACAGTGTCTTCCCAAGTCTAGAAGGCCCATACATGCATAAAGATCTTGGTCTACCTAGGCAGATTAGCATATGATTAGGCAACAGCCTCCGGAGTGAGCCAGGGAGGGGGAGGGGCCCCCCCGCTGCGATATGTGTGGAGGTGGCTGTGAACCAGCCCCGCCCACCATAAGCAAACACAGTTTTGGAATGCCCCGCCCATTGGAACTTACCTAGTAATGGTTCTCCCATGTCGAGACCAGATTGTCGTACCCACTCATCTCTTCCATCAAGCTCCCCTCCGACGAAACTAATTCCGACAGGTGTTGAGTACTCTGGTTTAACAGGAGCATACTTCCAGTCACAATATGCTTGGAGTTGGCGAAAATTACAAGCCGCACTTTTCGGATCCAGTTCGTGTACCAGACTCCAAAACGACTCACGATCGCTTGCACCCGTGATGAGAGTCCACTTGTCCACAGTTGAAACACGGCCACCTCCGCTCTCCCCAGGTCTGTCCAGTGTGGCCCAAACTGTGTCACCATCTTTTGTCGCATAGTCCCAACCCTTTTCTGGTGTCCCTTTAGAAGGGCTAACATTGGGGTGGTGACCTTCGACATCGAAAGCTCTAGCGTTTCGGAACCTTCTCTTCCTTCCAAAATCAACGAAGCAGTGCAGATGAATTCCTCCATCAGCGTGATTCTCTCGTCCGATGACACATTTGGTACCATTAATCGACTCGAGATGTTCTCCAACTCGTTCAGGTGCGAGTTCACCGCATTGGGGATAGGTGAGCAAAACATATCGTGCGTGTAAATCAAATGAAGGCATGTGATTGAAAAAAAGTCCCTGGGCAAACTAATGTTATAGCCCAGGGACGGGGACACATCTCAACTATAAATACCCCGTTCCTTTCGCACTTCGGACATCCAAAATGTCCGCACCCTGTCTTGTTTGTCGACTTCACGGAGATTCAACAACCAAGTTTTGTTTGCAAGACCAAGTCTACCCTTGTAGCTTTCCCGCCAAGTCAATGAACGAGCCTCGAAACCCCACAGGGTATCCACACCACCACAAGGACTGCAAGGTCATTCACTCAGTCCGTACCCACCCTTGTTTCCCAACTCGCAACGATGCGCACACGAAGTTACAGAAGAAGTGGATCGAGGAGAACAAGGAGAACATTCCCCCGCCGAACCTTAAGAGGGAAAACGCGTCGTTACACCCGAAGAAGTACACGGATTGGAAAACCCAGGAGCCGGAGGCCATCGAGGAAGATGATTCTGAATCTGACAGCGAAGAAGAAGAGGGACACAATGGCTCCGAACATCAGCTACCCTCCCGTAGCGTCAACAGCAGCAGTCACAGGACTGGTAATACAGGCAAGCAGTGAACCCACAATGACACTCTGGTGTCCAAGCGCGCGAGAACTCCGCGAAATATTCGAAAATGATAGATCGACAGTTCCGTCTGGTCGCGAAGTGACTACGGTTTACGCAGTCGGCTTGAAAGAGAAGATCTCAATCCTAACCAACACGGGGCAACCCTGGAGGTGGAGAAGAATTGTGTTCACCAACAAGGGACCCCTGCCACTCGGTGAGCAGTTTGAAGGGTCCAGGGTATATTCAACCACAACAGATGTTACTGGTCGGGATACGTACTTTCGTACACTGTCCCCACTCCCCACAACATCAATCACACCACTTGTGGAGTATGTGTTTAAGGGCCAAGGAGATGGAGGTTTAGGCATCCAAGATTGGACCGATATTATGACTGCTCCTGTGGATACAACCCGCATCAAAACAATGCATGACCACGTCACGC